CCTTTGAATACAAAAATATCAATTTACAAAGGTTTTTTGGAAAAAGTAGGGTAAAATACCTAAAACATAGGAAAAAGCCCTAAAAACGGCTAAAAATGGGCTAAAAATAAAAAGGGGCAATAAAATAGAAGGGATATGAGAATTAAATGAAGTTAAAAGTAGAGTATATACCTATAAATGATATAACACCATATGAGAATAATGCTAAGATACATACACCAGAACAAATAGAACAGATAAAGAAATCTATTGAAGAATTTGGCATGAATGACCCAATAGGCATATGGAGAGATAACATAATTATAGAAGGTCATGGTAGATTAATGGCTTTAAAGGAATTAGGCTACGAAGAAGTACCAGTTATAAGACTTGATGACTTAACTGATGACCAAAGAAAAGCATATACATTAATACATAACCAAACAACAATGAATACTGGATTTGATTTAGATATTTTAAATGAAGAATTACAAAGTATAGATTTAGATATGTCTGATTTTGGATTTGATGAAATAAAACTTGATGATATTGAAGAAGAAAAAGAAATTGTTGAAGATGAAGTACCAGAAGTACCAGAAGAACCAAAAGCAAAATTAGGAGATATATACCAATTAGGAAATCATAGATTAATGTGTGGAGATAGTACAAAAGAAGAAGATGTAGAAAAATTAATGAATGGTGTTAAGGCAGATATGGTATTTACAGACCCACCTTATGGAGTTAGTGCTAGTGGTGGAAGAAGTCAGACAAAAGATAAATTAGGAATGAAAGCAATAGCAAATGATGAATTAAGAAATAATGACTTAACTATTTTTTTAAGTAATTTTATAAAAGCTATGAAATATAAAAATGGTGCAAGTATTTATATATGTTATCCTTGGTCAACACAAAAAGAATTTACTGAAGCAATATTAGAAAATAATTTAAAAATTAAAAATTGTATTATATGGGATAAAAAAAGTTTTGGATTAAATGGCTTTAAAGGTTATAAACCACAATATGAAATGATTTATTTTTGTTGTAAAGAAGTTTTTGAATGGTATGGTGACAAAGCACAAAGTAATATTTGGCAAATAAGTCGTGAAATAAAAAGAGAAGAACAAGGAAATCATCCAACACCAAAACCTATAGAACTTATTGCAAAAGCATTAAATAATAGTTCTAAACAAGAAGATATAATTTTAGATGTATTTGGTGGCAGTGGTTCAACACTTATTGCTTGTGAACAATTAAATAGAAAATGTTATATGATGGAATTAGACCCACATTATATAGATGTAATAATTCAAAGATGGGAAAACTTTACAGGTCGAAAGGCAGTGAAAATAAATTAATGAAATGAAAGGTATGGAGAATGAGTAAGTTAAAGTTATTAGAATTATTTGGAGGAATTGGTGCTTGTAGTAAAGCACTTGAAAAACTAGGTATAGATTATGAAATAGTTGATTATGTTGAAATAGATAAATATGCAGTTAAATCATATAATGCAATGCATGATACTAATTTTGAACCACAAGATATTACAACTTGGGATAAAGATATAGAAGTAGATTTAATAATGCATGGTTCACCATGCCAGGATTTTTCTATAAGTGGAAAACAAGCTGGAGGAGATGAGGGAAGTGGAACTAGAAGTTCTTTAATGTATGAAACATTAAGAATAGTTAAAAAGTTAAAACCTAAATATGTAATATGGGAAAATGTAAAAAATGTTATATCAAAAAAACATATACATAACTTTAATAATTACATAGAAAGAATGAATGAACTAGGTTATATAAGTTATTATCAAGTATTAAATTCTAAAGATTATGGCATACCACAAAATAGAGAAAGAGTATTTACAATATCAATTAGAAAAAATTTAAATCAAACCTTTGAATTTCCACAAAAGCAAGAATTAAAATTAAAATTAAAAGATATGCTAGAAGATAATGTAGATGAAAAATATTATTTAAGTAAAAAAATGATAGAAAATATATCAGCATTAGGAACAAATAATTTTAAAAATAATGATAGTAAAATTAATTTAGATATAGCTAGACCATTAACAAGTACAATGCATAAAATGCATAGAGCAGGAACAGATAATTATTTAAGTGATGATTTACCTAAAAACTTTAATTTAAAAATACTAGAAGAATTTAAAATAAATCCTAAAAGACATAGTAGTTTAATGAATAGTGTATTAAATATTAATGGGTTATGCCCTACTTTAGATACTATGAATGGTGGAAATAGAGAGCCAAAAGTATTAATAAAAAATAATACTCAAAAAGGTTATTTAGAAGCATATGAAGGTGATGGAATATATACAGTTACTTCTAATAAAAGAGGAACTGTTCAACCACAAATGATACAAACGATTACTACAAGGCAAGATTTAGGTGTTGTTGTAAAAGGAAGTAATAGTGATGAATAATTTAAGAATAAGAAAATTAACTCCAAAAGAATGTTGGAGATTAATGGGTTTTGATGATAAAGACTTTGAAAAAGCAAGTCAAGTATGCAGTAATACCCAACTATATAAACAAGCAGGAAATAGTATAGTTGTAAATGTATTAGTTGCCATATTAGGAAATTTATTAATGAAATAAAAGAAAATGAGGTGATATAAATGGCAAAATTAAGTTTAAATGAACAGGCACAAGAGATTATAAAGATAGCAGAAGAAAGTGGAGTACAATCAAATTTTTTCTTTCTTACTACCTTTAAAAGATACCAAGTTCAACTGAATATGTTAAATGATTTAGAAAAGGCTATCAAAGAAGATGGAACAACAGTAACCAAAGAATATGTAAAAGGCAGAAAAAATGTATATTCTAATCCAGCACTCCGAGATTACAATACAACAACTGATAGTGCTAACAGAACTGTTGCTACACTTATGAAAATAATTAAAAATTACAACGTAAGCGAAACAACAGAGGAAGAAGATCCACTATTTAAAATAATAAATGGTGGCGAAGAAAATGAAGAATAATTACATAGTTTATAAACATACAACACCAAGTAATAAAATTTATATTGGAATAACAAGTTGTGGTGTTGAAAGAAGGTGGCAAAAAGGTAAAAATTATAAACATAATAAATATTTTACAAATGCTATCAATAAACATGGATGGGATAATATAAAACATGAAATATTATTTGAAAATTTATCTAAAGAAGAAGCAGAACAAAAGGAAATAGAATTAATAAAAAAATATAAATCAAATAATATTAAATATGGTTATAACATTGAAAATGGTGGTAATTCAATCGGAAAATTTAATGATGAAACTAGAAAAAAATTAAGTCAAGCATTAAAAGGTAAACCATCATGGTTAAAAGGCAAACATTGGTCTAAAAAACACAATAAAGAAATAAGCAAAAAATTAAAAGGTAGAATTTCACCAATGAAAGGTAAACATTGGTCTATACAGCAAAGAGCAAATGTTGGAACTTCTATAAAATGTATAAATACAGGAGAAATATTTTATAGCATAAGAGAAGCATCAAGAAAAACTGGATGTGATAGAGCAAATATATCAAGAGTATTAAAAGGAAAATATAAACAAACAGGAGGGATGACTTTTGAATATACAAAATAAAGCATACCTATACTGTAAAGAAACTATAAATAAAGAAACTTGCCCTAAATATGTAAAATTACAAATGAAAGATTTTATTAAAATATGTGAAGGTAAAAATAAAAAATATATTTTAAGTAAAACTAAATTAGACCAGTTAAATAAAATATTAAAAATACTTATAATGCCTAAAGGACTAAAAGCTGGACAACCATTATATGATTGTACTACTGGTTATCAATGGTTATTTTATACTGCTATATTATGTGTAGTATATAGAGATAATCCAAATAAAAGAAGATATGAAACTGGAGTTCTTGAAATATGCAGAAAGAACTTTAAAACATATACAATAGCAACATTATTTATAATTTTATTTTTATCAGAGCCACAATTCTCAAAATTCTATTCAGTAGCACCAGATGGTGCATTATCTAAAGAAATTCGTGAAGCAATATCTGAAACAATAAGAAGTTCACCATTAATTTATGAATACAAAGACAATAAAAGATTTAAGATTTTAAGAGATTATATTAAATTTAATCCTAAACAAAGTATTTATACACCTTTATCATTTAGTACAAGTAGAATGGATGGTAGACTTCCAAATGTATTTTGTGCAGATGAAGTAGGAGCATTAAATACTAATTATCCAATAGAAGCCATGAGGTCAGGACAATTAAACATATTAAATAAATTAGGATTTATTATATCAACTAAATATCCAACAATAGATAATCCATTTGAAGATGAAGTAAGTTATTGTAAAAAAGTATTAGATGGAATAATTAAAGATGATACACGATTTGCTTTATTATATGAACCAGATAATCCAAAGAATTGGGAAACTGATGATTTAGTTTTAAAACAAAGTAATCCAGTAGCACTTGAAATAAAAGAAATATGGCAAGATTTACTTAAAAAAAGAGCATATGCAATAGCAGTAGAAAGTGCAAGAGAAAATTTTATTACAAAGCATTGTAATATTATCTATCAAGGAACAGGAACAGAAAGTTATATTGATGTAGCAGATGTTCAAAAATGCAAAGTTTCAAAAATAGATTGGACTGGTAAAGTAGTATATTTAGGACTAGACTTATCACAAACAAATGATAATACTGCAATAGGAATGGTAAGTGTAGATGATGATAATAATATTTTATTTGATGCAATAGCATTTATACCAGAAGGAAGAATTGAAGAAAAAAATGCATTTGAAAAAATAGATTATAAAGCATTTATAAGAGCTATGAAATGTATAGCTTGTGGAGATAGAGTTATAGATTATGCAGTAGTAGAAGATTTTATAATGAACATTGAAAGCAAATATGGAGTACAAGTACAAGCTATTGGCTATGATAGATTTAATTGTATGAGTACTGCACAGAAACTTGAAAGAGCAGGATATAATACAGTAGAAATAAGACAACATTCAAGCACCTTACATTCACCAACAAAATTATTAAAAGAAAAAATTTTAAATGGTGAAGCAAAATATACAGAAAATAAACTATTAGAAATAAACTTTCAAAATGCTAAATGTACTTATGACACTAATAAAAACTTATATGTAAATAAAAAGAAATCAAATGGAAAAGTGGATATGGTAGTAGCCATAATAAATGCTATTTATCTACTAGAACAAGATGTATTCTTGAATCAAATGGACTTTGTGGTTCAAACATTATAGAAAAAAAATCCGAAAAATGGAATATAAAAAAGTAATATAATGAGAATGAGGTTAGATGTACCATGAAAATAGCAATAGACAAAAATTCGATTAGTTCAATAAAGCCAAATAATGAATATATTTACTTGTTTGATAATGAGCCATTAGAAGACTTAATAAATACAGGCTTACATTGTATTAATTATAAACATTGTAAATTTGTAGATATTAACTTAACTGATTATGATATTGACTGTATAAAAAAAGCAAAAATAACTGATAAAGACTATGATAAATTACCAAGTAAAAAAGATTATAAATTTGCTATTATAGTTCCAAATTGTAATAATGACCATGGAGATTATAAAGGCAAATCTTTTTTAAAAAATTGTATAGAAAGTATATTAAATCAAACATATAAAAATTTTGAATTAATTTTTATTGATGATATGTCAACAGATACATCAGTTAAAACTATTAAAGGTTATAAAGACAAAAGAATACATTTAATTTTAAATAAAAGAAAAAGATATAATGGTGGTTCAAGAAATGTTGGTATAGAATATGCACTAGATTATATTGATTTTGATTATTTCTGCTTTCTAGACAGTGATGACTGGTGGAAACATGATAAAGTATTAGAATTAATAAATAGTCGCTTATATGGGCATGAAATGGCTTTATTAGGTATAGAATTAATAGATAAAAAAGGTATATTTATGGCAAAAATTCATGAGTATAAAAATTATGAAGATTTTTTTCTAAGTGATAGAAAAGTATGGTGTACTGCATGGGCTAGAGTAATAAGAAAAGATAAAATAGTTTTTTTCTGTGAAGATACATTAATGGAGGATAGAGTTTGGAGTTATAGACAAGCAGATAATATTAACTTAGATAGAGTTATAAATATAAAAGAAGTTTGTTATGTATGGAATAGAACCAATACAACAAATAGTGTATCAACAGTTAGAAGTGATTATTGGAATGCTAGTGCATATTGCCATATAGGACATCAATTACAATTATTAAGTCAATTAAAACACAAAGAAATGATACCAATATTAGAAAAAAGAATAAAAACTTGTAAAGAACAAGTAAACGAAGGAGTTTATCAACAATATTAGGAGGTGTAGAAAATGTTTAAAGTAAAAGCATTACAAGAATTTACATACGGTAGTTTTGATAAAATAAAAAATCTTGAAAGACATAATAAAGAAAAAAACAAAGAAGGTACATTATATGCAGGAGATACATTTGAATGTACTGAAAAAATGGCACAATATTTAACTGGTGAATGTGGATATGTGTTAGTAAAAGTTATTGAAATTATACCAGAAGAAATTAAAGAAGAAAAACCAAAAAAGGCAAAGAAAAAATAATAAAAAACAAATATATAAAAAGGAGGTGAAGCATGGGATTATTTGATATATTTAAAAAAAGAGAAGAAGCCTCTGAAACAACCCAATCAACAAATCAAGAACCATCAACTCAAATAGCAACAGATGTCTTATTACAAGCCTTATTAAATCAAGAAACTATAACAAGAGAACAGGCCTTAACATTACCAGCAGTAAGTGGAGCAGTAAATCTAATTTCAAATATGATAGCAAGTATGCCAGTAAAACTTTATAAATATAAACAAGGAAAAGTAGAACCAGTAGAAGATGATACAAGAGTAGCATTATTAAATGGTGATACTGGAGATACATTAGATGCATTTCAATTAAAACAAGCATTAGTGGAAGATTATTTAATGGATAAAGGTGGCTATTGCTACATAAGAAGAAATAGAAATGATGTAACTGGTTTATTTTATGTAAAACCTATATATGTTCAAACAATACCAAACTTTAAGCCAATATATAAAGATTATCAAATTTTAGTATTGGGTGAAGAATATTATAAACATGAGTTTATAAAACTTTTAAGAAGTACCAAAGATGGAGCAACTGGAATAGGATTAACACAAGAAGTAGGAAAAGCCATTGAAACTGCATTTAATACACTTTTATATCAATTAAATATGGTTAAAAGTGGTGGTAATAAAAAAGGTTTTTTAAAATCACAAAGAAAATTAGGTCAAGATGAAATAAATATATTAAAACAAGCATGGAATAGATTATATGCTAACAATAAAGAAAATGTAGTTGTATTAAATAATGGTTTAGAGTTTCAAGAAAGTTCAAATAATGCAGTAGAAATGCAAATGAATGATAGTAAAAAAACTTTAAATGATGAAATTAATGGTTTATTTCATATATACCCAAATGATTTTTATAGAACTTTTAAAGAAGCAATATATCCTATAATTGTAGCATTTAGAACTGCTTTAAATAGAGAACTATTACTAGAAAAAGAAAAGAAAAACTATTTTTTTGATTTTGATGTAAAAGAAATATTAAAAGCAAATCCAAAAGAAAGAGCAGAAACATATAAACTTTATAAAGAAATAGGATTAAAAACAATTAATGAGATGAGAAAAGAAGAAGATATGAATCACGTTGATGGATTAGATGTAATTAATGTAGGTTTAGGTGCAGTTTTATATGATACAGTTAATCATGTTTACTATACCCCAAATACTGACACAGTAACAAGTCCAAGTGATGGTGAAAATACAGGAGTAGAAAGTAAAACAACCGAAAGTATTCAAAATGTATTAACTTCTAAGGTATTAGATACAGAATTTGAACAAAGTGGAAATTCAAGTGATGCATAAAGGAGGTGATAATATGAAAGTTAATATAAGAGCAGACCATGTTGAAATAGAAGGTTATGTCAATGCAGTAGAAAGAAATTCAAAGACTTTAAGAGATAGAATAGGAGAATTTGTTGAAAGAGTTTGTAAAGGTGCATTTAAAAAAGCATTAAAGAGAAATGATGATATAAAAATATTATTAAATCATGATGCTACTAGAGAACTTGGTTCAACTAAACAAGGTAATTTAGAACTTAAAGAAGATAACATAGGACTTCATGCAAGAGCAACTATATATGACAAAGAAGTTATTGATGATGCAAGAAATAATCGACTAGTCGGTTGGAGTTTTGGATTTCATGATATAGATGTAGATAGAAGTATGCATGAAGGAGTTGTTTATAGAACTATAAGAGATTTAGATTTAAGAGAAGTTTCTATATTAAACAATAAAAAATCACCTGCTTATGAAGGTACATTAATAATGGCAAGAGCAGATGATAGTGATGATAGACTTCTATTAAGAAGTGAAGATTTTATTGATGAAGTAGTTGTAAGAGAAGAAATATCAAAAGAAGATAAAAAAGAAGAAGATAATGAAATGAAAAATAATGATAATAAAGAAGAGCCTAAACAACAAAAAGTTGTTAAAGAAATAGATTATTCCAAGTATGAAAATATGATTAAGGAAATGAAGGAGGAAAAATAAATGTACGAAAAAGAACAAATTGAAAAGAAAAATGACTTTATTACAAGAGCAGAAGAGGTTCTAAATAAAGCCAAAGAAGAAAAAAGAGAGCTAACAGATGCAGAAGCACAAGAGTTAGCAGAAATTAGGGATAATGTAAGAAGAATAATGAAAACATTGGAATTGAAAGGAGAGTTTGACAAAATGGAAGGACAAGCATTAGAAAAAGAAGGACTACCTAAAAATGAAGTAAGAGATGAAGAAAAAGAAAGAGCATTAGCAGAAGAAAAAGAGTTTGAGGCATATATAAGAGGACAAGTTAATGAAAGAGCAACTAATTTAACACCAGCAGAGGGAAGTGGACAAGTCTTAATTCCAACTACTATTGCAAATCGTATCATTACACAGGTTTATAATATGTGTCCAATACTTCAAAGAAGCACCAAATATAATGTTAAAGGTAAATTGGAATTACCATACTATGATGAATCTACTCAATCAATCACAGTTGACTGGGCGACTGAATTCCAAGAATTAGAAAGCAATGTAGGTAAATTTACTAATATTACTTTAACTGGTTATTTGGCTGGAGCATTAAGTTTAATTTCAAGAAGTTTAATTAATAATGCACAGTTTGATGTAGTAGCATTTATAGTTGATAGAATGGCTTATGATATTTCAAGATTTATTGAGAATACACTTTTAAATGGTAGTGGTAGTGTAACAGGTTTATCAACTGTATCAAATAAAATAACTGCTGCAAGTTCAACTGCTTTAACTGCTGATGAGTTAATTCAATTACAAGGAAAAATTAAGGATGTATTTCAAGGTAATGCTATTTGGATTATGAGTGAAAATACAAGAACTGCAATTAGACAATTAAAATCACAAACTGGTTCTTATTTGCTTAATGAAGTATATGATTTATCTTCACCATTTAAAAATACATTACTAGGAAAACCAGTATATATATCAGATAATATGCCAGAAATGGAAGCAGGAAAAATTGCTATTTATTATGGTGATATGAGTGGACTTGCTACTAAGTTTAGTGAAGATATTAATATCGAAGTATTAAGAGAAAAATATGCTACTCAACATGCTTACGGAGTTGTTGGTTGGTTAGAATTTGATAGTAAAATTGAGAATCCACAAAAGATTGCTGCTATTCAAATGGCTGGTTCAACACCAAGTGTTTAAAATATTATTTGTTGTTTAGGCAAAGCTCCCTAAAAGAAAGGAGTAACTATGAATAATATAACTAAAATAAGTGATATCACATATCAAGATGTAGCTAATTACATTAGATTAAGTGAAGTATCACAAGATGACCAAAATTATTTAACTACATTAATAAAAATTTCTAAAGATTATATATTAAATTATACAGGCATAGATGAAGATAACTTAGATAATTATACTGATTTAATTATAGTTGTCTTTGTCTTATGTCAAGATATGTATGATAATAGGTCAATGTATATTGACAATTCCAACCTAAATAAAGTTGTTGATACTATACTTGGTATGCATCAAAATAATTTACTTCCAAATGGTGAAGCAAATGATTAATGCAGGAAAATATAATAAAAAAATTACTATATATCAAGTAGTAGTAACAGAGGATAATCAAGGATTTCCAATAGAAACAAACGAAGTAGTATTACAACCATATGCAAACGTAAAAACCACTAGAGGATTTACTTTAATAGCAAATAATAGTGATTTTGAAAAAGCATATACGAATTTTACTATAAGATATTCACAAACCGTAATTGATGCATATTATAATAGTCAAATTTCAAATAGAGATATGATAGTAGCATTTAAAAACAAAATTTATTCTGTTCAATATTTAAATAATATTGATGAAATGAATGTAGAAATTGAAATGCAATGTAAATTGGTGAAGAAATAATGGCAAAATTCAAATGTGAATTACCAACTGAATTAATAAGAGAACTTACTAAATTGGAACAGAACACACCAAAAATGACAGAGGAAATGTTACAAGCAGGAGCAGAAGTTGTATATAAAAATGTTAAATCAAATATGAAATCTAGTTTTAAAGATAGTTCTAAATTAGAGAAATATTTAAAAATAACAGATGTATATAGAACAAAAGATGGTTCTGTTAATAAAAAAATAGCATTTTACGGTTATCATGATAAAGGGAAAAAGACATTTAGCATAACTAAAAAAGGAAAAACCTATTCATATGATGGTGTTCCTGTTCCATTAATAATAAGGGCAAGAGAATTTGGTTCTTCAAGTGGTGAAACTAAAAGACCATTTTATAGGAAATCATGGAATAACAGCCAAATAGAAAGTGCAATGCTAAAAGTTCAAAAAAAATATATTAAGGAGTAAACATGAATGAATTAATACAATCAATTTTTACTAATTTTGAAGTTGATGGTGTTAGTATCCCAGTAAAATTTTTAGAATATAAAGGTAAATCAACTACTTATGTAACATATATGGAAACCGATATAAATAATTCGTACTCAGGCGACAATGAGATTTTAGGTTATGTATCATACTATGATTTTGATATTTACTCAAAAGGAAATTATTTTAATATAGTTAAAGAAATAAAAAAAATAATGAAAGATAATGGTTTTATATGGCAACCAAACAGAACATCACAAGATATGAAAGAAGCAGATACTGGTTACTATCATAAAACTTTATGTTTTGCAATAGAAAGACAAGAACTTGATGATTTAATACCAAGTGTTTAGTTGAAAGGAGTGGAAATTAATGGCTAAAATAGGTTTAAATAATTTTAGATATGCAGTAGCAACAGTAAATGAAACAACTGGAGCAATCTCGTATGGCACAGTAAAAAAGCCAGGTAAAGCAGTTAGTTTTACATTTGAACCAAATGTAAGTGATGCAAGTTTATATGCAGATGATAGTTTAGCAGAAAGTGATAACAGAGTAAATGGTGGTTCATGTACTATGGGAATTGACAGAATGGATGCAGAAACAATGGCCGAAATTTTAGGACATGAATATAACAGTGAAACAAACGAAGTCATTTCAAATGTAAATGATGTAGCACCATATATTGGTGTTGGTAGAATTGTAAGAGTAATGCAAGATGGAACTCAATATTTTAGAGCAACATTCTTAGCACAATGCAAAATGTCAGAACCAAGTGCAGATGATAACACAATGGGAGAGAGTGTAGAGTTTTCAACTTATGAATTATCTGGAACAGTTGTAGTACCAACAGATGGGACTTGGAGAAGGGAAAAAATATTTACATCTCTAACAGACGCAATCAATTATTTAGAAGGATTATTTAGTCCAAGTGTAAGTGTTTAAACCAATAATGGGGTGGGGTTAATACCCTATCCCATTTTTTAATATAAGGAGGAAATGAAATGAAAGAAATGAGAAACGAAATTGAATACAAAGATAAAAAATATTTAGTAGTATTTAATATAAATGTAATGGAAGCTATACAAAAAGAATATGGAACAATAAAAAAATGGGGAGAACTAACAGAAGGAAAAAAAAGTGAAGCTGATATAGGAGCAATTATATTTGGTTTTAATGAAATGTTAAATGAAGGTATTGAAATTCAAAATGAAGAAAATGGAATGGATATTAAACCATTTACTAGAAAACAGACTGGTAGATTATTAACCGAGATAGGAATAGAAAATGCAACACAAAAATTAAATGAAACAGTAATAGAAAGTACAAAAAGTGAAGAAAAAAACGCATAATTCCTGATGAAGATGAAGATGAGCCAATTGATTTTACATGGATATACTTCATTGGGATAACAAAATTAAATTTAAGTGAAAAAAGAATAGGAAGATTAACAATAAAAATATTTTTAAAATTATATCAACATTATAAAAATGAATTTGATAAAGAGATGCTAATGAAGGCATCAAATACAACTTATAAAAAATTAAAAGAAAAACAAGAAGAAAGTGATAAATGGTTTTAAGGAGGTGATTATATGGCAGGTTTCGGTTCTAGTATTAAACTTGAAGGAGAAAGTGAGTATCAAAGAGCTTTAAAACAAATAAATCAGAGTTTAAAAGAAGTTGGCAGTGAAATGAAAGTTGTATCTTCTAGTTTTGATAAAAATGATAAGTCAACCCAAGCAATGGCACAAAAATCAGAAGTATTAAATAAAGCCTTAGAACAACAACAAGCAAAATTAAGTGTCTTAACTAAAAAATATAATGAAATGAATGCAACTTATGGTAAAAATTCAACTGCACAAAAGGAATTAACTGCTGAACTTACTAAGGAAAGAGCAAAACTTGATGAAATAGGAAATACATTAGGAAAAACCTCTAAGGAATATCAAGCACAAGAAAAAGTAGTAAATGAACTAGAAGATAAACAAGTTCAATATAACAATGCAGTATCAAAAGCAAAAACAGAAATGAACCAAGCACAAGCAGTTGTAAATAAAACTACAAAAGAGCTTGATGAATTGGAAAACGAACTTGATGATAATAATGATGAATTAAAAAAGAATGAAAAAGGTTGGAGTTCTTGGGGACAAACTATTGCAGATTTAAGAACTAAAGCAATAGAAGGAATAATTAGTGGATTAAAAAATGTTGGTAGTGCTTTAATAGATTTTGGTAAACAATCAATAGAAACTGCAGCAACAGTAAAAGCAAGTAATTCACAATTTGAACAAACTTTTGGAGATTTAAAAGAACAAGCAGTTAGTATGGTAAATGAAGTATCTAAATCTACTGGAATAATTGCAACAAGATTAAATGATGCAGCAAGTGGGATTTATGCATTTGCTAGGTCAAATGGTGCTAGTACGAAAGAAGCAATGGATTTAACAAAATCGGCACTAGAATCTGCAGCCGATAGTGCAGCATATTATGATAGGTCATTAGAAGAGTCAACAGAAACATTAATGAGTTTTTTAAAAGGTAATTATGCAAATGATGCAGCATTAGGAGTAAGTGCAACAGAATTTACAAGAAATGCAAAGGCAACTGAATTATTTGGAAAAAAATATAATGATTTAACTGAAATACAAAAACAACAAACATTGTTAAAAATGGTTACTGATAGTCAAAAAGTAAGTGGTGCTATGGGACAAGCAGCAAGAGAAGCTAGTGGTTGGGAAAATGTTCAAGGGAACTTAAATGAAACATGGAGACAATTTCAAGCAAAAGTAGGAACACCATTTTTAGAAGCACTAATTCCAGTAATACAAGACATAACTAAAAGTTTTCAAGAATGGCAAGAAACAGTAGACTGGGAACAGTTTGGAGACAATGTTAAAAAAGCAATAGACAAGGTTATAGAAGTATTTAAATGGATAATTGATAACAAAGAACTAGTGGTTGGTTCGATTACTGCAATTATAGGAGCATTTGCAGTAGCAAAAATTGCTACATTTATTAATACTATGGTTACATTAGGAACTACTTTAGCAGGTATTCCAGCAGTAGCTGGTCTTGCTAGTACAGCAATGACTATTTTAGGTGGAGCATTTACATTTATGACAGGTCCAATAGGAATAGCAATTGCAGCAATAGGAGCAGTAGTTGGAGCATTTGTATTATTATGGAATAAATCAGAAGCATTTAGAAACTTTTGGATAGGTTTATGGGAAGGTATAAAAAATACTGTATCAGTTGTAATTGATGCAGTTGTTGGTGCATTTAATTCATTTGTTGAATTTTTATCTGGTATTCCTGCTAAAGTAAATCAATTTATTCAAGTTGCTATAAATTTCTTTAAAGAATTACCATATAACATTGGTTACTTATTAGGTTTAGGATTAGGACATATTATTAAATTTGGTATAGATGCATTTAATTGGGTAACAACAGAAATTCCAAAGATTATAGATGGAATTGTTGACTTTTTCTCACAACTACCAAGCAAAATATGGGATTGGTTAGTAAATGCATTTACTAAAATATCTGAATGGGGTACTAATGTTAAAAATAAAGCAATAGAAATAGGAACTAATTTTGTTAATAGTATTATAAATTTTGTAAAAGAATTACCGGGTAAGATTTGGAGTTTTTTAACTACTGCAATTGCAAAAGTAGGAGAATTTGCAACTAATATAGCTAATAAAGGTAGAGAAGGTGCAAAAAATTTATTTGATAATATAGTAAATGGTATTATTAGTTTACCAAGTAGAGTTGCTGAAATAGGAAGTAACATTGTTCAAGGATTATGGAATGGTATTAAAAATGCAGGAAGTTGGTTAAAAGAAAAAATAAAAGGATTTGCAAAAGGCATTTTAGATGGGTTTAAATCAGTATTTTCCATTCACTCACCTAGTTTAGTTTTCAAAAATGAGATAGGCAAAAATTTGGCTTTAGGACTTGGTGAAGGATTTACTGATGAAATGAAAAATATAACAAATGAAATGCAAAGTGCAGTACCTACTGATTTTGATATAAATGGCTCATATAACGGTGTTAATGGTACAGATAGTATAAATAATCAATATAGTTATGATTCACTTGTAGAGGCTTTTACAGAGGCACTAGAGGGCATGAAAATAGAATTAGATGATGAAGAAGTTGGAAGTTTTGTTAAAAAGACAGTAGAAAATGCAATATATAACTAGAAAGGGTGGTAAAAATGAGAGATTATATAATTTTAAATGGAACAAGTAGTCAAACCATAGCAGGTTTATTAATTCAAAATTTACCACCTATTTCTAAACCAAAACAAAGGGTAGAAATTGAAGAAATAGATGGTAGAGATGGAGATATAATTACATATTTAGGATATGGAGCATACGATAAAGAATTTGAAATTGGCTTATATGGAAGTTTTGATATAGACGAAATAATTTCATATTTTAATAGTGAAGGTACTGTAATATTTTCAAATGAACCAGATAAATATTATAACTATCAAATTATAGAGCAAATAGATTTTGATAAATTGATAAGATACAGAACGGCAACTGTAAAAATGCACATGCAACCTTTTAAATACTCAGCAGAAGATAATCAAAAAGTATTTAGTAATACTGGTGGGGCAACAAGTATTAGTATAAGAAATGTTGGAAATATTTATTCAAAACCAATTATAACTATAAATGGTAGTGGTTCTATTGATTTATATTTAAATGGTAATCAATTATTTTCAATTAATATGGGAAATTACACATCAATAACAATAGATACTAACAATATGAATGCATACAATGGCAGTACATTATTAAATCGAAATGTTACAGGAAGTTATGACAATTTTAAATTAAATGTAGGAAGTAATACTATTTCTTGGAGTGGAACAATTACAAAAATAGAAATAGATAACTATTCTAGGTGGATATAGAGAGGAGTGATAATAATGTATATAGCTTTAACAAGTTTTGCTATAAACAAAAATGTTTATGCAGAAGAAGATATAAGAAAAGGTCAAATATTACCAAGTGATTTTGTAAGTGCAGATGTAATACAAGATTTATTGAATGCAAATTACATAAAAGAATTTGATGGATTATTAGAGATAACTGAAAACGGTCAATATGAACTGGAAGGATTTGAAGTTGCTGATGTAAATGTTGAAGGTAGTAGTGAAGAAGTAAATGCTTTAGTTGATGAAATCAATGGTGAGGTGATTTAACTATGAACTATTATAAAAATGATATTCGCCACGTTAGGGGTGATACGTTATCCTTTCCTTTTTATGTTGAAGGAGTAAATCAAGATTTAGAAAGTGTTTATTTTACTTGTAGAGATGGTTCAAATGATAATAGTGAAGTATTATTTGAAAAAAGTTTAAATAATGGTATTACTTATATGTATTATGATGAAGAAACTGATACAAGAACATATTTAGTTAGAATAGCACCAGAAGATACTATAGATTTACAAAGTGGGACATATTGTTACGATGAGCAAATTGCATTAAATGGAGATGTAATAACCATTATGAAGGGTAGATTTATTCTTGAACAAGATGTAACAAGAAAAATAGGAATACCAGATGATCCAAATTTGTATATATCAGAATATTTAGATGAAATAAATGGGGAGGTAATATAGTGGCTATAATAGATAAATTAAATTATTTAAACGAAACTAAAGAATTAATTAAAGATTCTTTAAATGATTTAGGAGCAGAAATAACTGATGAAGATACGTTCAGAAGTTATGTAACAAAGATAGATGAATTATCAGAAGAATATCCAACAGAAGCACAAATTCAAAGTATTCAATTACAAAATATCCAACCACAAAGCATAGAAAAAACATTAAATATTGAAATGCAACCATTAGAACAACCACAAGAAGAATCATTAGAAAAAATACAGAAAGAATCATTAGAAGAATCACCTATTGAACTACAAGAAACACAAGAAGAATCATTAGAAGAAGCAATAGAAGAAACACAACAAGCAACACAAGAAACAGAAGAAGAAACTACTTTAAATGATGAGGAGGTGGAATAGATGCCAATTTTAAATAAACTAGAATATTTAGATGAAACTAAGCAACAAATAAAAAATGCTTTAAATACTAAATTTAATTCACAAATAACTGATGAAGATACGTTCAGAAGTTATGTTGATAAAATAACTAATATATATACTAACTGGCCTAAAGTACCTGGAGAAGGTACTTCATTAAAATTAACTAATACTAAAAAAGGTAGATTAGGATTAGATTTAAGTGGAGATTTAAGTCAAGAAACTACTAGTGGTAAAAATTTATTACCTTACAATCAGCTTACAACAACTACAGTAAATGGAATAACATTTACACCTGTTTTTGAAGGAAGCAATTTATTATATGTAAAAGCAACTGGTTTAGCATCTGCAGATGCTACTTATAAATTTTATGGTTTTGATACAACTACCCCACAAAAAGTATTCGATAGTGCAACAAAAATAAGTTTTGGTTTGACAGGTAGTAGTTCAAGTTATGGTATGGCTGTTTGGGGATTGAACAGCGGAGGAGTCAACATAGGTAGTGAAATATATGATGAAACTGAATATGCAACTGGTTTTCAATTGACAGGAATCGGTTTAAGAGTACATAGTGGTGCGAATGTAGATATTGAATTTAAACCAATGTTAAGATTATCAAATATTACTGATGATACTTACGAACCATATACAAATGGAGCATCACCTAATCCAGATTATCCACAAGAGATTAAAGTAGTTACTGGTAATCAAAATGTGTATGTTAATAATAAAAATCTTTTACCAACTTTAAATATCAGTAAAACATTAAATGGTGTTACTTTTACAATTAATGAAGATGGAACAATTACTGCTAATGGAACTGCAACAAGTCAAATTATATTTCCTATTAATAGTAATACTCCTGCAACAACAAGAAATATCTTATTAAAAGATGGAGTATATAAATTTTATTTTGATGGAGTAACAACAAGTAGTCTAACGTATTTTATACAAGCTTCATATATTGGTGATGATGGGAGTGTAAAATATCCAACTGACCAAAATGGAAATGTTGGTGTTGCCTTAACAAAATCAACATTAATTGGTTTTTCAATTATAATAAGAGTTGATACTGCATTAAATAATGTAATATTTAAACCAATGTTAATAAATTCTAATACTAAAATTCCATATGTAAAAGCATTACCACAAACTTATCCATTATCATTAGATTCACTAGAACTAGCTAAAATAGGAGATTATAAAGATTATATTTATAGAGAAAATGGTAAGTGGTATAAATACGGTGTGATTGGTAAAGTTGTATATAATGGAACAGAAGCTTGGACTTTAAATACAACTTATACGCACAATGTTTTTTATAGTACTTTACTTAATTATGCTAGAGTTGTAAATCAAATAACCATCCTTGCTAATTATTATAAAGGAGTGCCTAATTTATGGGGTATTAGTGATTTTGGAAATAATTATAATAATTCTATATCTCTTAGAGTAACAAGTGGTGATTCTATTAATAATATTTATATATCAAATGATAATATTTCAACAGTAGAAGAATTTAAAGCATGGCTTTCAACGCATAATACAACCGTTTATTATGTTTTAAAAACACCAACTATAATAGAAATAACCGATACAACTTTAATTGAACAATTGGATAATTTATATAATGCTAATTCTTATGATGATACAACAATTATATTTAGTGATGGAGATTTACCAATTGTAATGAAAGCTAGTGCATTAATGAAAGGAGGGGCATAATATGGGAAAAATAATAGTAATAGAGCCAAATACAAGTGATAAAGACCAAGTAAGAAATTACTTAGTCAAAGGTGAAAGAGGATACTCTGCTTATGAATTATATGTTCAGCACGGTGGAACATTAACAGAGGAAGAATGGCTAAATTCTTTTCTAAACGCTAGTAATTATTATGATAAAAACGAAGTAGATACTATAACAAATAAAAAACCAAATTATTATAATACAGTAGCAGAAATGAAAGCAGATACAAGTTTACAAGATGGAGATATGGCTATAACATTAGGATATTATTCTATTAATGATGGTGGTAGAGCTACTTATAAAATCAGAACTAGAACCTCACCTAGTGAAACATGGGATAATGCTTTTGTTCATTATATAAGTGGTTCTTTATGTGCTGATATGATTATTGAAAATTCAGAAGTAGATATTAGACAATTAGGTGCAAAATGTTTGGATAGAAATAATACAAAAGAAGATATAGCTACTTATATAAATAAATATTTAGATTATATACAAGATGATTTTAGAAAGATAAAATTACACATTCCAATCGGTATTTGGTTTTGTTCTCCTATTCTTTTTGAAGAAGAAAGAGGATTTGAAATTGTAGGAGATGCAAGATTTACATTAGACCATAAAGAAGCAGGTACTACCATTACAAGTTTAAACAATAATCAAGAATATATTTTTAAGTTTGGTTCTTCTCAAAATAATTGTAAAAGTTGGACTTTAAAAAATGTTTGTTTTTCATCAAGTGATTTTATTTATAATACTGACACAAATGCAATTGCTCGTAACGGATATAAAACTATAACAAGAGCACCATGGGTATTGGAAAGAGCTATGTATGGTATATCTGATAATATTTTCTTTGATTGGATAGAAGGTTGTGCTTTTGAATTAGGTTCTAGTTGGGAAAACTATTTTGGGTTATTAAACTTTAGGCATGTAAACGCTATGAATAGTGCAATTATTACGATTGAAAATGCTTTAACTTCTAGTGATAATGTTACGGCAACATCTTTTGAAAAAATCATGTGTGAAGCAACTCTAGGTGATTTATTTCTTGTAAAACAAAATGCTAACTTTGGTAATTCATACATTGGAACACTTAATTTTGAAGGTTGGGCATTAACACCAACAAGTGATTATGTATTTACAACAATAACTACTGAAACAGAATCTGATTTTAATCATTGGTCTTTGTTTAATGTATTTGGTAGATGTGAAATTGAAGTAAATAATATTGAATTAAATAATTTTGCTTTTAGATATTTGACTTATAACGAACAGAATTATTGCTATGATACATTGGTAAATGTTAGTCAAGATGATGCGAATCCAAATATGGCTATTAATAATATTGCTTTAAGTGGTTCAAAAATGGATTTCCCATTACTAAGACAAAACGAACATTATTTATTTAACTTAAATAGTTTCTTTATTGGTACTGTTCGTTTTAATAGAACTACTTTTGGTGTATATTTTGATGTTCAAGGTGCTAGGAAAATTTATTGTAATACACCAGTTTTAAATGGTAATATTTCTAGGGATACAGATTTCTCTATTACAAAATTAGCTGATGTAATACCATTCTATGAAGTAAGCAACAATTTAGTTGCTATTAGACAAGACCAAACATTACAATCGGCTCATTATGGTACTTTGTATTATGATAAAGACAGTAGGAATAATATGCACTTGGTTTGTAAGCCTTATAAAGCATCAGCAGGAGATGGTAATTATTATATTATTTGTGCTAATTTAATTGTTACTGGTGATAATCTTTTAGTTAGAGCTAAAGTACCAGAAGGAAGTTCAGTTATATTATTCTTAATGTTAGATAGTGCTACAAGAAAAAATATAACTTTAGTTGGTACAGGAGAATATACTGATTATACATTTACTGATATAAATACAACATTACCAGTAGGAACACCTATTGCAGTTAGAATGTCACCAGCAAGTGAAGAAATTGATTGTTATTTAGATTATTATAAATTTTATTAGAGGTGATTAAATGATTAAATTATTTAATTCAACAGATACTCTTTTTTCATCAAATGGAGATAAAATAATAATACCTACAAAAGCAAAAATTCATAAAGAAGATAATGGAGCATACTATTTAGATTTAGAAACTGGACTTGATTATATAAATGATTTAGTTCAAGGAAACATAATAGTTGTTCCTATCCCACAAGGGGAACAAGCATTTAGATTATCAAATTTTGAAAAAACAAAAAGTAAAATTAAAGTAAAAGCATACCATGTATTTTATGATAGCAAAAATTATTTAATAGCAGATAGTTATGTAGTAGATAAAAATTGTAATGATGCACTAGAACATTTAAACAATGCAACAGACAATTTAAGTCCATTTAAAACATTTTCAAATATAGCTAATATAAATTCATTTAGATGTGTTAGAAAGGCTTTATATGAGGCTATTTCAACGGTTTTAGAGAGATGGGGAGGACATCTTGTAAGAGATAACTTTACTATTAAAATAATGGCTACTATTGGACAAGATAATGGTGTAACTGTTAGATATGCTAAAAATTTAAAAGATATTTCTTGTATTGAAAATTGGGATAATGTTGTAACTAAACTTATGCCAGTAGGTAAAGATGGTTTACTATTACCAGAAAGATATATTTATAGTGATATTCAATATACTTTACCTTATACAAAAACAGTATCATTTAATCAAGAAGTAAATGAAGATGATTATAAAGATGAACAAGGTAATTTAGATGAAGATGCTTATAATTTAGCTTTAGTAAATGATTTAAGAGAACAAGCTACTGCTTATATTCAAATAAATTCAGTTCCACAAGTAAACTATACTTTAAAAGCTAATTTAGAAAAGATTACAGATGTTGGAGATACTATTGAAGTTATTGATGAAAGACTTGGAATAGATATTACAACTCATTTAATTTCTTTTGAGTATGACTGTATTTTAGAAAAATATACAGAACTTGAATTTGGTAACTTTACTCAAAAATTAAGCAATTTAATACCTAGTATTACAACAAATACTAATAATGCAATAAATGAAGCTAACCAAAGCTTAATCGTTACATTAGGAGATGAATTACAACAAGCACAGGATAAAATATGGAATGCACTTGGATCTAGTTACTGTATTTATGAAGGGGATAAAATATTAATAGTTGATACACTACCTAAAGAACAAGCAACAAATGTTATTATGATTAACAATTTAGGTCTAAATTTTTCACAAAATGGAATCAATGGAAATTTTCAAAATGTTTGGACTATTGATAATATTCTTGATATGCAAAAAATAAATAATATTTTTGGTTTAACATTTAATTTAATTAAAAGTGGTACATTAAAATTAGGCTCAAATTTAAATCAAAATGGACAATTAGAAGTATATGATGAAGCAAATAATTTAATTGCTGAACTTAATAAAAATGGCTTAAAAATGTATGGTGAAAATGGTTCATATATTCTAATGAATAATGAAATAGGCTTTGCTAGTTATGATATAAATAATAATAAAATTTACTGGATTGAAAATGATAAATTTCATCAAAAAAAATCAGAAATTGAAGAAGAAATAACATTATTTAATAAATTAAAATTTGTACCAATGACTATAACAAATGGCAATATTATAAATGATGGTATTGCTTTGGTTGATTTGGGAGGTAGTTAATTATGGCTAGTAGTGGAAAATTTACAACTAATTCGATTGAAGGTAGAAGTTTAACATTTAACTGGATTTTAAAAAGTCAGAATGTAGCTACCAACCAAACTACTATAAATTGGAGTTTAGTTGGTAGTGGAGATTATAATGGTTTGGTTACTTGTGGTAATTTTAAAGTATTAATAGATGGAAAACAAGTATATTCTTCAGCAACTAGAATTAATGTATATAGTGGTACAGTAGTTGCAACTGGTACTTATACATTTACACATGATAATAGTGGTAATAAAAATTTTACTGCTTATGCAGAAGCAGGAATAGATTATGTAGCAGTAAATTGTAGTGGAAGAAATGACTGGAATTTACCAACCATTTCAAGAGGTGCTACTATTACAAAAGCTCCCAATTTTAATGATGAATCTAATCCAACAATAACTTATACTAATCCAGCAGGTAATAATGTAACATCACTTCAAATTTGTATTTCGTTAACTGGAGAAATAGCTGATATACCATATAGAGAAATATCAAAAACTGGTACAACCTATACATTTAATCTAACTGAAAATGAAAGAAATATATTAAGACAAGCTACAACAGAAAAATCAAGAACAGTATATTTTTATATAAAAACAATAATGAATGAAAACACTTTATATAATAATTATTATGAAGTAACTTTTTCAATAATAAATGGGAATCCTACTTTTAGAGCTATATATTTAGACACAAATTCAAGAACTGTTGCTATAACACATAACAACAAACAAATAATTCAAAATAACTCATATTTAAGCATAAATATACAAAATGCAAAAGCCCAGAAGTATGCAACATTAAAAACTGCTAGTATTAATGTAAATGGAATTATTACAACTAAAAATATAAATTCTACTAGTTTAGTATTTAACGTAGGAGCATTAAACGTAGCAAATGATTTAATAATACCAGTTACAATAACAGATAGTAGAGGAAATGAAACTACAATAAATTTAAATATTCCAATTTTTGCGTGGAAACTTCCTTTTGCAACCATTGATATGAAAAGAAGGTCAAATTATTATTCAGAAACTGACATAACAGTAAAAGCATTTTTTTCAAGTATAGATAATAAAAATAATGTAACAATTAAATATCAGTATAAAAAAAGAAGTGAAAGTAGTTATTCGCCTCTAACTACAATAGATAATAATGAGCAAATAACTGAAACATTAGATAATGCCTTCGCTTATGATGTAAAATTTGTAATAACTGATTTGCTTAGCACAGTAACATATAATTTAATATTACCAAAAGGTATTCCTTTGATTTTTTTCGATAGAAATTTAAATTCAATTGCTATTAATTGCTTTCCAACTGATAACGAAAGTATAGAAGCAAAAGGTATTAAATTGTTTTATGATAGTGGAGATACAATAACCGATACTGCACCTTCTGGAGTATCTTATTTAATGGCATTAGGTGGTTTTTTAACAAATTCAAATAAAAATGTATGGTTTACAATTCCATTAAATAAACCATGTGTGAGTTCAACTTGCAATATAGAATTATCAATAGTAGTAAGACAAGGTGGATATTATATTGTAGGTTCTGCATCTTCAACTGTATCATATACATTAAATAATTGTATAATAACACCAGCAGGTATTTTATGTAATATAACACATAGTTCAGCTTTAGCAAATTCAATTAATAATGATGCTTTAGCAGTAGCAATAGCAAGTTATACAATAACATTTAATTAGAATAGGAGGGAAATATGAAAGAAATAATTGTTGCAGTAATAAGTGGTTTATGTGTAGCTATTCCATCTATTCTTGCTACTATATCATCAAATAAAAAAAATAATGATTTAGTTATTTATAGAATTGATGAACTAGATAAAAAAGTTCATGAACATAATAATTTAATTGATAGAATGTATAAAGTTGAATCAAGAGTTATTTTATTAGAAGATGAAATAAAAAAGAACTAGTAATCTAGTTCTTTTATACTATATAAAGATTAATATCGCCGACTTGAAAGCCAAAGTTTTTTTAGTTCAAACTATGTTGTTTCAATATCTAGTGTACTAAAATAGTTTGCTCTAGGGGATTAGGCTACGAGGCTTTCTCCCCCTGACAAGCCAAAATGATTATATTTCGACTTATCAAAGGTAGATGGCGAGTTTGCTCCTTTTTCATGAGTATACTCAGCCAACCCAAATATTACTATTCGGTACAATTCAGATACTATGTATCAACGGTCAAGGTCTGCCATAAAACACCGTAAGCCATCACAACTTTCTTGCAACCCCCTTGCTGATTAGTTTCTAACTAACCAACCGACAGGACAGTCAACTCCGTTCTTAAAAATAATGGTCTACCAACGCACCCTTTAACGGCGATTCCTATGTTGATTAGACATAAAGGTTTTTTTAAAGTGATTATTCCTCTCAACACTCCTATATTCATCAGCAGAAAAATATATTGTTTTAAGTTCTCCATTTATAAGTTCTTCAAGTGGGATATGAAAGAATTTTGATATTTTCATTAGTGTAGTTAAACTAACATTATCATACCCCTTCGTGTACCAAGCATTAATAGTTGGTTGAGTGATACCAATATGTTTTGCTAAGTCACTTTTTTTAATTTTATTAATTTCTAATAAATACTCTAAATTTTCTAAAAACCTCATACTTTAATCAATTCCTTTTTTCCTTTTTCTCTTTAATATAATGATAATTTGTTTTTTGCATAATGTAAATTAAAATTAAACAAAAATATCAAAATATTTCTAAAATTTACCAAAATTAGTTGACAATAGTAAAAATTGGAAGTATATTTATATCAAGTTAAATATATTTAAGGGGTATTTAAATATATTTAAGTTGGGAAGGTGGGATTATATGAAAAAAAGAAACATCAAGTTTAAAAATATACAAATAGAACTATTTAAAGCAAACAATTCTATAAATGATTTAGCTGACAAGATGGGGATAACTAGACAAGCACTTTATATGAAATTAAATGGTTCAAGCAATATTTTATACAAAGACATCAAAGCAATTCAACAAATACTTCAAGAACTTAATAATACAAAATATACTCTTGATTATCTGTTTGAAGAATATGATAATTAGGAAAACACCAAGTAAAGAAGTATTAGAGCAAATCTACAAGACAATTCACAAAATAATTGATAATCAAGAATGTTACTATACCCCAGAACAGATTAAAAAATTAAAGGCTAACTAAGAAAATATTTTTTTAGAAAGAGAGAAATGAGATGAAAGAAGAAGATATTAAAAAATTAAATATTTATGAAAAAATGAGTTTCATAACAGAAGAAATGGGAGTAGTAGAAAAAAATTTGAAAGTTCAAGTATCAAAAAGCAATTCATATCAAGCAGTAAGTGAAAGAGATATACTAGATGCAGTAAAACCTTTAGAAAAGAAATACAGAGTTTATTCATACCCAATTAATCGAAAAATTATAGAAAATGATACCTTAACAAAAGAAATTGAATATAACGGAGCAATAACTAAAACAAATACTCTTTATATGAGATTAGAAATTACATATAGATTTATTAATATTGATAATACAGAAGAATTTATTGATATTACAACTTATGGCGATGGACTAGATACAGGAGATAAAGCACCTGGAAAAGCAATGACTTATGGAGATAAATATGCATTAATGAAAGCATATAAAATATCAACTGGTGATGATCCAGATAAAGAAGCAAGTCCAGAAAATGGATACAAAAGAGATGAAGTTAAGGCATCACCAAAACAAATTGAAATGATAAGCAAATATTATGTAGGTGAAAATTTAACGAAGTTATTAGAAACAAATAATATTGAAAAAATAGAAGATTTAACTTTAAAAAAGGCAAGTGAATTAATTAGTGCCATTATGAAGAAAGGAAATAAATAATATGGAAGAATTAATTGTAGTTCAAAATGATGTTGCATTATTAAATATAGATGCTAGTAAAACTATTATAGAAATAGAAAATCAAATAAAATATTTAAAAGAAAAAGAAGAATTAATAAAACAAGTAGTTTTAGAAGAAATGGAAAGAAAAAACATTTTAAAATTAGAAGATAATAGTTTAATGATAAATTATATAGCACCTAGTAATAGAGAAACTTTTGATAGTAGAAATTTTAAAAAAGAACATCAAGATTTATATGATGAATATGTAAAAATGACACCAGTAAAAAGTTCAATAAGGATAAAAATAAAATAATGAATTCATGGGAGATAGCAGGGCATACTTTAGAATTTGTTGATGAAACCCATACATATATAGTAGATGGAATAATAGTTCCAAGTGTATCTAAAATATTAAAACATAAATTTAAAAATAAATATGATGGTGTAGATAAACAAGTTTTAGAGAGAGCAGCAATAAGGGGAACAGAAGTACATGAGGCAATAGAAAAATTATGTAAAACTGGTGAAGTAGAAGATTTAAAAGAAGTTAAAAATTTTATATTTTTACAGAAACATTATAAGTTTGAAGTATTAGACAATGAAGTACCATTAATTATATTTTTAGATGATGAACCAGTAGGAGCAGGAAGACTTGATTTAGATTTAAAAATTAATGATGATGAAGGATTAGGAGATATAAAAAGAACATCAGTATTGGATAAAGAATATCTTTCTTATCAATTAAATCTTTATAGAATAGGCTTTCAACAAAGTTATGGTAAAGAAATTAAGTTTTTAAAAGGGGTTCATTTAAGAGATGATATAAGAAAATTTGTAAATATTCCAATAAATGAAGAAAAGGCTATTAATCTTTTAAAAGAATTTTTAGAAAGTGAAAAGAATGAAAAGCAAAATTAAAAGTGAAAATTTTATTGTAATTCAAGGCTGGATGATTAAAGATTTAAAATTAAAAGGTAATGAATTAATAATTTATGCTGTTATTTATGGATTTAGCCAAGCAGAAAATCAAAGATATACGGGTTCACTTCAATATTTATCAGAATGGACTAACTCAACAAAACAAAGTGTTATAAAATGTTTAAAATCATTAATTAAAAAAAATCTAATAATTAAAGAAGAAAATGTAATTAATGGAGTAAAATTTTGTGAATACTATTCAACAAAGTTTAATAGGGTGGTAAACAAAGTTGAATGGGGTGGTAAACAAAGTTTAATAGGGGGTATTAAACAAAGTTTACCTAATAATATAGATATATATAATATAGAAGATAATATAGAAGATAAAAGAAATAAAGAAATTTTTGATTATGATTGGTTAAATGATAAGGAAGTTTCTTAATGAACGGAATAATAATTACATTAATAATTTGCACAACAATAGTTTTAATAACATGGATAAGTAGAGGTGATAGAAAGTGAATAAAGAGATATGGAAAGACATAGAAGGTTATGAAGGTCTTTACCAAGTTAGTAATTTAGGTAGAATTAAAAGTTTACCAAAATTTCACAGAACTAATAAAAATTATAGTTCAATAGGATATTTATCAAAAGAAAAAATATTAAAAAATGCTTGTGATAATGCAGGTAAAGGATATTTATATGTAAATTTAGGAAGAAATGGAAGAATAAAAGTTCATAGAGCAGTAGCAATGGCATTTATACCAAATCCAAATAATTATAAAGAAGTAAATCATATAGATGGAAATCCTAAAAATAATAATGCAAATAATCTTGAATGGGTAACACATCAAGAAAATTGTTTACATTATACTTATAAATTAGGTCAACATTCTGGTCAATTTAAAATGAAAAAAGTAAAAATAATTAATAAGTATAATCAAAATACAAAAGAATTTGAAAGTATTACACAAGCAGTAAGATGGATTAGAGAACATACAAAATATTTTAAAGCATCTGAAAGCAATGCTAATAAAGTTATTAATAGAGATAATAAAACAATGTATGGATATATTTGGAGGGAGTTAACAAATGAACAAGGTTAATTTAATTGGAAGATTAGTTGATGATCCGACTTTGCGTTATACAAAACAAAATACACCAGTAGCAAGTTATACAATAGCAATAAATACTAGATACGGAGAGCAACAACAAACTGATTTTATAAATATATCATCATGGGGTAAAAGTGGAGAATTTGTAAGTAAATATTTTAAAAAAGGACAGTCAATAGCAATAACAGGAAGATTAAAAAATAGAAATTATGAAGATAACAACGGAGTAAAACATTATTCGATGGAAGTAGTAACAGAAGATATTGAATTTGTAGGAAGTAGAAAAGAAGAAGTTAAAACAGAATCAAGAGAAGAATTTGTACCTAATTTTAATAAAGAAGTACCTAATTTTGATATAGAAGATGGTGATTTGCCATGGTAGGAGGAGAAAATAAAATGAATGAAACAAGTATACAAACAATGATGGAATTAGCAATAGATAAAAATAATTTAGATGCCTTAGTACATTTAATAATAGACAATGCAGATTTAAATTATAGTGGGGAAGATTTAATAATAGCAAATGCTGAAACAGTATTACAGTTTATTAAATATATCTATCCTAAGACATACAAAGAAAAACTAGAAGAATTAAAAAAAGAAGATATTTAATAAACTAGCCAAGTATTATGCTTGGCTTTAATTATAGGAGGTAATATGAACCAAAGGAGAATAAATAATGGATTTAATAAATGATATACAAATGCTGATGGAAGAACTAACAATATCAATAAAAAAATTAAGACAAACTGGAAATGCACTAGCAGAGGCAGAAAGAGATTATAAAATAACATTAAGACAAGAAGCATTAAAATTAAGAGTTGAAAAAGATATGCCAGTAACTCTAATTAATCAAATAATATTTGGAGTACCAGAGGTGGCAGATAAACGATTTAAGAGAGATATTGCAGAAACAATGTATAATACTAACCAAGAACATATAAACGCCACCAAGCTAAAATTAAGGCTATTAGAGAGTCAATTAAGCAGAGAATGGGGAAATGTAAATAATGAGTGATAAAGAAGTATATCAAAAGACTTTAGAATTATTTAATAATTGTTGTGCTATATGTGGAAGTAACCAAGTACACCTTCATCATGTAAGATATGGAGGGCTATATGGAGGCAGAAAAACCTACATAGGTAATATTATACCATTATGTAAAAAACATCATGATTTAGTACATACAAACAAGAAAAAATATATGCCTATATTAATTGAAATGATAGATAAAAAGATGGAGGGAATATGAATAAATATTTTAATAAAAAAGTAATAGTTGATGGAATCAAGTTTGATAGTAAAAAGGAAGCAAAAAGATTTCAAGAATTAATGATACTAAAAAAAGCAGGACTAATTAGGGATTTAGAATTACAAAAGATATTTGAGTTACAACCAAAGTACACAAATAATAAAGGAGAACATATAAGAGCCATAATATATAAAGCCGATTTTATATACTTTGATATTAATTTAGATAGATATATAGTTGAAGATGTCAAGGGATATAAAACTGATGTATATAAACTTAAAAAGAAACTATTTGAATACCAATATCCAAATTTAACAATAGAAGAAATTTAAAAAGGGAGATGTGAAATGGGGAAAAAATATAAATTACCATTACATATAAAAAAATATATTCAAACAGAGCTATATGATTATAAAAAAAATAAAAAATTAATTAACAATATAAATAATAATACACAAACACGAACATGTCTATTAGCAATTCAAAGAATTAATAAAATTGAGAAAATTTTAAATAGCTTATCAGAAGAAGAAAAATACGCATTTGAAAAAATATTTATATATAATCATAATCAAATATATGCAGAAATGCACGATAACATAACTAAAGATATGTATTATAACATAAAAAATAAAATTATATATTTAACTGCAATAGAATTTGACTTAATTTAAGGAGATAAAAATGAAAAAAGATGAAGAATTATTTGATTTATTATATGCGTTTCCTAAGTACAGAAGATTAAAAAATAGACTAAAAGAAGTTAATAGAGATAACAGAAATAAAGATAAAGCATTAAGGAGGGAATGGGAAGAAAAAGCGATATTACAAGAGCAGTTAAGACAAAAGAATAGAATCATATTTAGATTAAGAAAGGAATTAAAAAAGGTGAAATAATGCCATATTTACATAGTTTTAGAATTGATAGTAAAAAATTTGAAGAAATATCTAAAAATACAAAATATTGCAGTTATTGTAAGCATTCAATAGTATTTCAAGTACAAACTAAAAGATTAATATGTAGTCATTGTGGCAATTGGGTTTATAACAATAAAGAAGATGAATTTAAAGATAAATTATTAGAAAAGAAAAAGAGGTTGGAAAATGAAAATAGATAGAATCGCTGATAATCTTACAAATTTAGAAAAGAGCCAAATGTTAAAAATAGATGAATTACAAGAAAAAATACGGTTGATGGAATTTGATAAAAGTAAAGATAATAGTTTAATTTTTAAATTAAAAAGAGAAAGAAAAAGTAGATATTCTTGCTTAAAAACAGTTATCAGAGAATTAGAGCTAATGAAAAAAGAAAATAATTATAAAAGAATAGATTATGTAATAAAATTGCTAAATCTAACAACTAGGGAGATTGAAGATGACTAGAAAAGAAAAAATTATATATTTATTAATTTCAACAATGATAGGAATTTTTATTGGCTCTATACTTGCCAGTAAAGATATTAAAATAGAAAAATTAACAAAAGAAAAAGAAAAATTACAACAAGAAATAACTGATTATAAGTGGCAGATTTCACAAGTGCCATATATTATAGAGAGCTGGTGTAATGGTGAGTAAAACTAAAAAGATATTATATGATGAAAATAAAAGATTAAAAAAAATAATAGAAACATATACAAATTTTTGGGAAACTGATGCAATAGAAGAATGTACTAAACAATTAAAATTTGCAAAGAAATCAATTTATATAATAAGTATAGTTTTATTAATAATTAGTGCTTTTCTATTAGGATTAGCATGGTAAGGAGATGATAAAGTGAGTGCTAGAGAGATGTTTGAAAAGTTGGGATATGAATTTAGAGACCGTAATGGAGTTTTTAGTTATTTAAAAAATGATGGTGGTTATGTGCAAGAAATATTATTTTATGAAATAGGTAAAAGAATCCGTTTCCGAGAATGGGAAGAATACGAAAATTTCGAACCTCAAGGACAATCCACAATTTATATAGAACATTTACAAGCCATAAACAAACAGATATCAGAATTGGGGTGGAATAATGAAAAATAAAGAAATAGAAGAAATATTAAATTATATGAAACAATATGTAGAAAATAAATATGAGCATGATAGCGAGCCTATGTTAAATTATAAAGATTTACAAATTGTTTTATCACACATAGAACAACTAGAAAAAGAAAACCAACTATTGAAGAAACAAAAAGCTGATGTTGTTGAGTATATAAAAAGTTTTTATGAAAGTCCAGAATATATAGACGCTTATGATATTACATATTGGACTGATGAAGTATTAAGAATTTTAGGTGAAATAGATGAGTTATAAACAATTTAAAAAATGGTGTAATGAAAGAGCATGTGATGGTTGTTGGGGAATTAAACAAGCCATGTTTTGTATAGAAGTAATGAAGAAAATAGATTCACATTTATTTTGGGAAAGAGAAAATATATGGAAAGAAGAATATGAGTTTTTAACTTATTTGCAAGTGATAAAACCAATAAATGATTTGTTAGGTAGGTGAAATAGGTGAGTAAGAAAACAATAGTATTTGATTTTGATGGTGTAATTCATATTGGCTATAATGGTTGGAAAGATGGAACTATATATGGAGCTATAGATTTTATTTTAATTGATTATATAAAAATTCTTATGAAAGATTATTATGTGGTTATCTCATCAAATAGACCAGCTACACAAATAGTAGAATATTTGAATAAATTAAATTTAGGTGTTAAATTTGAATTATTTAAAAAAGATATGGATAAAAATATGTATTGGAATAAAGAAAATGTTGTTGGTGTTACTAATGAAAAAGCAATTGGTATTTTATATATTGATGACAGAGGATATAGATACAATAATTTAGAAGATTTGAAAGAATTTATTAATCAAAATGGTATAAGTGAGGTGAAATAGATGAGTAAAGCTTATAAAGAATGTAAAAGAGAAATTTTAAATATGCTAATTATTGAGAAGAAATTAAAAAAGCAATTGGCAGAAATACAAAAAGTAAAATTACAGGCTATTTATATATTAATGGGTGGTGAAATAGATGAATAAATTTAATAATTATGTAATAACAAAATTTGAAGTTGATGAAAGAAAATTTATATATAAGGATTTAACAAGTATAACTTTTAGTGAAATTGAAAATGAAATAAAAACACGAACTAATAGATTAAATATTAGTGTATATGGTGAATATGATTATAAAGCCTATATAGATCCTTTTGTATATTTACAAGCAAGTTATGAAGGTTATAAATATAGAACATTATTAAGTAAGCCAGAATTAAATAGTGAAAATGTAAATAGGTATTATGACTATTTAGCAAACATTATAATACATCAATTTGCTGAAAAATTATTTAAAGGGTAGGTGAAATAGAATGAATGATAATATAAAAGAAATATTAGATAGATTGGATTTTAACGAATGGGAAGTTGATTTGTATAAAGTGCCTATTACTTGGTGTGAATTATATAATATTAGAGATTACATAACTAATTTACAAACCAACTGGAATAGTTTAAGAGAGTTAATTATTAAAAAATTAGATAAATATGATAGATTGGTTTCAAAAGAAGAAGGAGTTGAAATTGAAATATTAATGTGGATTAGAGATAAAATGAACGAATTAGAAGGGAAGGTTGAGAAATGAAAATAGAAGGAATAATAGCCTTTGTATGCTTATTTGTTTTCTTGTTTTCTAAACATGACATAGAAATTTTAAAATGTGCTGGTATATTTTCAATTGCTAGTTATGTAGGACAAATATTAGATGAATTAGAAAGGTAGGATAAAGAATGAAAATAATTTATTTATTAAATAAAAAAGAAAATGGTGAAGAAATGCCAAAGAAAATAAAATATAAAAATGACATTTATGAATATGAAGATTATGATTATTTTAGTGTAAATAGAGGCTATTTTTTTGATAAATATAATGTATCAGGAATGTTAAATGAAGAAGTAGAAATAATAGAAGAAGATAAGAAAATAGAAAAAATAAAATCTAATGGAGCTGAATTTTATAGCGAATATATTGGAATTTGGATAAGCAAAGAAGAAACTACAGCATATTGTGAATATTTAATGAATAAAATAAACGAATTAATAGATAAAATAAATAGTATGGAGAATAAACAATGAAATATCAAGTAATAGGACATAGAAGAAAAATACAAAAAGGTGATAAACCTTATGAAGTAATATGTGAATTTGATGATTTAGTACAATTATATTTTATGATGGATAAAGTAGACAGACAAATATATGATGATGTATTAGTTATAGATACATATACTAATGAATTAGTGGTTAGTAGAGAATTAGAAGAACCACTAATAAGGAGATTAAAAAAGTGATTGGTTTTATATTAGGAGGTTTAGTTGGAATAATAATAATGTGTATAATTCAATCAAATAAAGAGTAATAAAATGCTAGAAAAAAAATCCGAAAAACAGAATAACTAAAAGGACTATAATGTAGTTGAAACATTATAGTCTTTTTAATGTTTTAGAAAGGAAGGTATCATGATATTAAAAGATAAGGTATATACAACATTGAAATGGATTTTAGCTGTTGCAATCGCTCCAACAATTGCTTTAATTACAGGACTAGGGGAATTATACAAATTTGATACTACATTAATTGTAGGTACTATATCTTTAATAGCATCATTCTTAGGTGCTTTGATAGGTGTATCTAATTATAACTATAAAAAGGAGGTGGAGTAATGAAAGGAATAGATGTATCAAGTTGGCAAAGTATTATTAATTGGTCAGAAGTAAAAAGTCAAATTGATTTTGCAATCATCAGATTAGGTTATGGAGATAATATAACAAAACAAGATGATAAATACTTTTTAAGAAATGTAAAAGGGTGTATTGATAATAATATAACATTTGGAGTTTATATTTATAGTTATGCTACTAATTTAGGTGGAAACGCTAGTATTCAAAGTGAAATAAACCATTGTAAAAGATTATTAAGTCAAATTAGTAAAAAGCCATTTTGTGTTTATATAGATATGGAAGATGATAGCACAGTTAAACTAGGTAAAACATTATTAACTAATTTTGCTCTAGAATTTTGCAAACAAATAACTCAAGCAGGTTATAAAGCAGGAGTATATGCTAATCAAAACTGGTTTCAAAACTATTTAAATCCAAGTACAATAGCAAGTTATGGTTACTCAATATGGTGTGCTAAATATAGTGATAACAAGCCAAATATAAGTTCAAATTACGATATATGGCAGTATAGTGCAAGTGGAAGAATAAATGGAATAACTGGTAATGTAGATATGAATGTAATGATTAATAATATAATAGGGCAACAACCAACTAAAAAAACTATTGATGAATTAGCTAATGAAGTAATCAATGGTAAATGGGGAAATGGAGAAGATAGAAAAGCAAGATTAACAAGTGCAGGATACAATTATCAAGAAGTACAGAATAGAGTTAATCAAATATTAGTACCTAAAATAGAATATTATACAGTTAAAAGTGGAGATACATTATCTAAGATAGCAAAATGGTATGGAACTACTGTAAATCAATTAGTAGCATGGAACAATATTAAAAATCCTAATTTAATATATCCAAACCAAAAGTTAAGAGTAAAATAAAGGTACAAATACATTATGAAGTTTTTTGAAGCACCTTAGAATCGAATTTAAGAGGTCAATATTTTAGGAGGTAAAAATGTATAAGACTTGCTCTAGATGTAATAAGATAGTTGACTATAATCATAAATGCAATAAAGGTAAAGTATATAAACATAATGATATAGATAAATTGAGAAGTACAAGAGCATGGACAATTAAATCAATAGAGATAAGAGAATTAAGCAAATATTTATGTTCAGTATGCTTAGATGAAGGAATAATAAATTATGAAGATGTTCAAGTTCATCACATTTTGAAATTGCAAAATAATCATGAATTATTGTTAGAAGATAGTAATTTAATATGTTTGTGTCCATTTCACCACAAAAAAGCAGATAATGGAGAAATATCTGTTGAATACTTGCAAGAGTTAGTTAAGAAAAGAGATGAATAAAAATGAATGAATTTATTGTATATAAACATACAACACCATCTAATAAAGTTTATATAGGTATTACTTGTAAAAAACTTAATGTAAGATGGGGAAGAAATGGGAGTAGATATATCAATAATAAACATTTCTTTAATGCTATCTTAAAATATGGATGGGATAATATAAAACATGAAATATTATACACAGGATTATCAAAAGAAGATGCTTGTAAAATAGAAATAGAATTAATATCTAAATATAAAAGTAATCAATATAAATATGGATATAATCAAAGTTCTGGTGGAGATTGTGGAGCAACTGGTGTTATATTTACTCAAGATAGAAGAAATAAAATAAGTAATGTTTTAAAAGGCAAAAAGAAAACCAAAGAACACTGCATTCATATGAGCCAATCTAAAACTGGAATTAAACATACCAAAGAACAAAATAGTAAAATTAAATTGCATAATATAGGAAAACATAAAGGCAAATTAAATGGAAGATGTAAACCAATAGTGCAATATGATTTAGACGGGAACTATATTAGAACTTATGATTATACTAAACAAGCAAGTGATGAATTAAATATATGTAGACAAAGTATTATTAAATGTTGCAAAGGTATTTATAATCAAGCAGGAGGTTATAAATGGCAATATAACACCTAACACCAGAAATACCCCCCGTACTTTCAACTACTGATTTTGAAATCACATCAAGAC